TCATTCGGAAGAAAGGCCAAGACCGACTGTTTGGAGTTATTAATGGCGAAAGCAACAGTAGCAGAAGTAGATAAGCGTTTAAGCTCGCACGAAGCTGCTTGTGAACAACGCTGGAAAGAAAACTATAGACGTTTGGATGCTATTGAAAACGCCATTACCTCAGTTAATAAAACAATTAGAAACACCCTGATATTTGTCCTAACAATATTTTTAGGCGTTACAGGATTTCTACTCCAAGAAGTTATTTACCAAGCCATCGCTTAAATTATGCCCTCACAAAAAGAAGTATTAGAAGCTAACGAAGCAGAAGTTATTTTAAATAGCGATGTATTTAAAAAAGCTGTTGCTAACCTCAAAGAAGAATATATGCAAAAGTGGGAAAACTCCTCTGAAGCCGATAGCAGTTTTAGAGAAGATTTACACAAAGCAATCAGAATTTTGCCTGAAGTAGAAAAACATCTTAGGATTATTATTGAAAAAGGCAGAATAACTAAGACTCAATTAGACAAGATAAGAAGCATAACAAGATAATAATTGTTGAGCTTTTCTGGTCTTTTAGAGTAAAATTCAAACATTATTTACACAAAGAGGTAAAAACATGGCAATAACGGAAAAACCGACTGCATTACAAAATAATTTAGAACAGGCAGAAAAAGCATTTTCTAACTTACTGACTCCTGAAGAAGAAGCACCAGTAGAAGAAGTTGTTGAAGCTGTCGAAGAATCTGTAGAAGATATTGAGGAAGTTGTTGAAGAACCAGAAATGGAACTTGAAGCTGCCGAAGAAGTCGAAGAAACAGAAGAAGAATATCTTGAAGAAGATCAAGATGAGTCACAAGAAGATCAAGTAGAGCTTTTGGATGACGAGCAACCTCAACTTTATACCATTAAACAAAATGGCGTTGAAGTAGAGGTCACACTCGAAGAACTCCAAAACGGCTACAGTCGTCAGCAAGACTATACACGCAAGACTCAAGAATTGGCTAATCAACGTAAAGAGATTGAAAGACAACAAGCAGAGTTAAGGCAAAAGGATGACATTTATAAGGATTTGTTACCGAAACTTGAAGCTAATTTAAAAGCTGAGTTAGGTGAAGAACCAGATTGGAAAGCTATATATGACGAAGATCCTATTGCTTATGTTCGTGAAAAAGACGTTTGGAACGAAAAACAAAAACGTCTGGAAGCAGCTCAAGCTGAACAGCAAAGAATCAAAGATGAGGAACTTGCTGAACAGCAGAAACAAATTAAAGAATTTGTTGAGTTTGGCAACCAGCAGTTATTGGATAAAGTTCCTGAATGGAAAGATGCCGAAAAAGCTAATTCTGAAAAGATAGCGATTAGGGATTACGCCATAAATGTTTTAGGATTCACGCCACAAGAAATGGATCAAGTTTATGACTATCGCATTTTGTTAGGTTTAAGAAATTCTTGGTTGCATGATAAAACTATCAAAGCAACAAAGAAGAAGCCAACACAGAAAGCACCAGCCAGAGTAGCTAGACCTGGTACTGCCAATCAAGTTAAGAAAACAACTCCTTTGAAAAAGTCAAAACAGAAATTAGCTAAATCTGGAAAAGTCCAAGATGCAGCTAAAGTATTTGAACAATTAATTTAATTTCTAGCGAAAGCTAGAGGAGTATATAAACATGGCTAAAGTCACAAACGCCTTTGATACTTATACTGCGACTGCTGACAGAGAACAATTAAGTGATGTTATTTATAACATCTCTCCTACAGCAACTCCTGTAATGAGTGCCATTGGCAGAAACAATGTAAAAAACGTGCAATTCGATTGGCAAGTAGAATCTTTGCCAGCCGCAAGTGCAACTGGGAAACTTGAAGGTTTTGAACTTTCAAGAGCAGCTTCGACTGCTACAACTAGAGTAAGTAACGTCTGTCAAATCTCAAGCAGAGATGCGACTGTTACTGGTTCACAAAACGCTTCTGATGCTGCTGGTAAAAGAAGTGAAATGGCGCACCAATTAGCTCTTATGGCTAAAGCGTTGAAAAGAGATATGGAAGAAGCCTTAACTCAAAACAATGCTAAAAACGCTGGTAACGCTACTACTGCTAGACAAACAGGTGGTTTAGAAACTTGGATCACTACTAACAAGTCTATCGGTACTAATGGTGTTTATGGCGGTAGTGGTGCTGCTACTACTAATGGAACGCAAAGAGCTATTACTGAGTCTCTTGTTAAGACTGTTCAACAGTCTTGTTTCACTAATGGTGGTGAGCCTTCATTATTAGTTGTTGGCCCTCATGTGAAATCAGTTGTATCTGGTTTTACTGGTAGAAGTTCAGCTAGACAGTTTGTAGATGCAAACACTATTGAAGCGTCTGTATCTATCTACTCTGGTGATTTTGGAGAACTACAAGTAGTTCCTTCAAACAGAAGTAGAGCTAGAACTGCCTTACTATTAGATCCTGAGTACGCAAAAGTTTCTTATCTTAGAGATTTCGAAACTATTGACATCTCAACTATTGGTGATGCTGAAACTAAAATGATAGTAGTTGAATTCGGTTTAGAAGTGAGCAACGAAGCTGCTCATGGAGCTGTTTACGACTTATCTACATCATAAGTTTAATTAAGGGGGGTGAGTAATCACCCCTCTTTTTTAAGATGGCAAGAAGAACAGTAATAGATTCAAGAACAAACTTTGTTAGCGAATTCGCTACCGAAGATGACAAGTTTGTTTATCACACCAAACAAAACGTAGCTCCAATTTTGAAGCACGTTAAAGACTTACAAGAATTTAAACCAGGTAAAGAATTACGTCATGTTGCGGAAGTACCTATGGTAATATATCAAAAAGCTATACGAGAAGGTTGGGCGAACGATAAAGCCAAATGGAAAAAATGGTTGAATGATCCCAACAATAAACTTTTCAGAACTTGGCAAGGTAAAGTATGACTTACGATGAATTAAAAACACAGATAGCAGATTTTCTAAATAGAAGCGATTTGACTTCTAAACTAGATTTTTTTATTGATGCTACTGAAGGTGAACTCAACAGAAGATTAAGAACCAAAGACATGGTAGTTAGAGCAACTGCTACTGCCGATGGTCAATATTTATCTTTACCAACTGACTGGTTAGAAGCTATAAACGTAGAAATTACCTCTGGTGATTTCACACCTTTATTACAACAATCCATAGAATCTTTAGATGTTTATAGAAAAGCTAACGACAATACTTCTGGACAACCAGTCTTTTTCTCTATTGTTGATAAAACTTTAGAGTTAGCACCTACACCTGACACAAGTTATACATTACAATTAACTTATTATGCTTCGATAGCAGCGTTGAGTAGCACAAACACTACCAACTTTGTATCGACTGGACACCCAGATGTTTATTTATATGGTTGTCTAAAACACGCTTCGATCTACTTAATGGAAGATGAACGTGTAAATATGTTTTCTCAGTTGTTTGAAAAAGCACTAGAGGAAATGAGAATGGAACAAGAACGTGCTGAATTTGGCAAAGGCTCTTTAATACCAAGAAGAAGAACTTATGGCAAAGCACACAAAACAACTTATCATTTTAAGAGTTGAGGTAAGATATGTCAGGATTTAGTGATTATTTAGAAGATAAAGTTTTAGACCATGTATTTGGTGGTAATGCTTACACAGCACCAACTACTTTATATGCAGCTTTATATACAGTAGCACCATCTGATACTGGTGGTGGTACAGAAGTTTCTGGCGGAGCTTACGCTAGACAAACAGCAGCATTTACTGTTTCTGGTACAAACCCTACAACTGCAAGTAACACAGCAGCTATTGAATATCCTACAGCTACAGCCGATTATGGAACTGTGGTTGCTGTTGGTATTTTAGATGCTTCTTCAGGTGGTAATTTATTAGCTTACTCTACTTTAGATTCTTCAAAGGTCGTAAGTAGTGGGGATGTTTTTAGATTCAATGCTGGAGATCTTGATATAACGCTGGCGTAACATCATGGCCAGTATCGGCTATAATCAGGGTTACTACAGTAGATCCAAATATAACGACTTAGCACACCAAGCTGAAGCCACAATAGCTGGCGTTAGCGGTGTTAGTGCGTCTGGCGTTATCATCAAACTTGGCGCAGGTACTATTGCAGGTACAAGTGGTTTTAGTTCAGTAGGCACACAGATAGATTTAGGTACAGCAACAATACAAGCTGTATCTGGTTTTAGTTCTGTAGGTACACAAATTGACGCTGGTAAAGTAACTATGGCTGGCGTTTCTGCCTTCAGTTCTGCTGGTCGTCTAGTTATTGCTGCTTCACAAACTATTGCAGCAACTTCTGGTTTTAATTCAGTCGGCACACAAATAGATCGTGGTGTTGCTACCATTGAAGCAATCTCTAGTTTTAGTTCTGTTGGTGGGTTAAAATGGACAGACCAAATAGTTGCAGCAGATACTTGGACAGAACAAACTGTAGCAAGCGATACTTGGACAAACCAAACAAATCCGACAACTACCTGGACAGATTTAGACGAACAAGAAGTAGCGTAATATGGCAGATACAACAACAACCAACTTAGGACTTACCAAACCAGAACCAGGCGCAGCCGAAGATACTTGGGGTATTTCTTTAAACAATGATTTAGATGCGATAGACGCAATATTTAGTGCAACAGGAACAGCAGTTTCACTAAATATTGATGGCGGAGATATAGCATCTGCGGTTACGATTAATAAGTCACCAGTCATAACATTAGGCGGTGATCTTTCTGGAAATGTTACTTTAACGAATTTAGCTAGTGGCACTTTAACTGCGACTGTTGGTACTTTAAATCAAAGCACTACAGGCAACGCAGCTACAGCTACAGCTTTAGAAACTGCCAGAACGATTGGTGGTGTATCTTTTGATGGTACAGCAAATATTAATTTACCTGGTGTAAATACTGCTGGCACACAAGATACTTCTGGTAATGCTGCAACCGCAACTGCTTTAGCTACAGGTAGAAACTTTTCTCTAACTGGTAATGTTACTGCTAGTGCAGTTTCTTTTGATGGCACAGGTAATGTTGCTTTAGCAACTACCCTTGCTGATAGCACAGTAACTTCTGCTAAGTTAAGTGGTGCATTGACTACACCATCTGATTTAACTGTAGGCGGTGCTTTTACTTCTCAAGGCATAGACGATAATGCTGATGCTACTGCTATAACTATTGATAGTAGTGAACGAGTAATACTTGAAAAAAACTTGCATTTACTAGGTGGCGTAGATCAAAGAATACAACTTAGCACAAGCGGTACAGGTTCATCTCCAAGCACAACAGATAATAATGTTCACATTCGTGGTAATGATGATACTTTAATTCTTAATGCCGCTGGTAATGGAAATATATTATTTCAAGAAAATGGCTCAGAAAGAATAAGAATTGCTACTGGCGGTAATTTGTTAGTAGGAAAAACATCTGCTGGTCAATCATCTGCTGGATTTGAAGTTACAGGTGCTAATTTACACAACGTCACAAGCACAAATACAAGCAATAGTTCTTCAACTTATCATGTTCATGATGGTAGTAATGTCAATTTTTATGTGAATTTTACAGGTGAAGTAAATTATAAAGTTGCTTTAACTAATTTATCCGATCAAAGATTAAAAGAAAATATTATTGATTTAGATAAAGGTTTAGATGACATTCTTAAAATCAAACCAAGAAGATTTGATTGGATAGAAGGAGAAGGCGAAAAAAATCAAACAGGTTTTATTGCTCAAGAAATAGAAGAAGCTGGTTTAGAAGAATTAGTGAGACATTATAAAGGTGCTTCACTAGATGATGCTAAAGGAGTAAATCAAGCTGGTTTAATTCCAATTTTGGTCAAAGCAATTCAAGAACAACAAACTATAATAGAAGATTTACAAACGCAAATTAACGAGCTCAAAAATGGCAATTAATTACACATGGGATTGCAAAACTGTAGATACCAAAACTATAGATGGTAATACTGATACTGTCTTTAATGTACATTGGCGATTAACTGCAACTGACGATGTTAATACTATGCAAGACATTGATGGCAGTAACATACCTGCTACTGCTACAGTATATGGATCACAGGAATTAGACACTTCAGATTTATCAGACTTTACCGCTTTTGCAGATTTAACTACAAGTGATGTACAAGGTTGGGTTGAAGCAGCTATGGGCGCAACTGAAGTCCAAGCTAAAAAAGATAATCTTGATGCTCAGATTAACGAATTAGTAAATCCTGTAGTACAAACAAAAACAATCGGTGGCTAAAATAATATATAATTTCTAATTATGGCAGATACATTTACTACTAATTTAAACTTAACCAAACCAGAGGTAGGAGCTTCTACAAATACGTGGGGTGGCAAAATCAATACAGATCTTGATACTGTCGATGGTATTTTTAATGGTGCTGGTGATGGTACGTCAGTAGGCCTTAACGTAGGCTCTGGCAAAACTCTTACAGTTGGTGGCACTTTAGATGTAAATGGCACGATTGATTGTGAAGGTGGTGCGATTGACAATACTACTATTGGTGCAAGCACAGCTTCTACAGGAGCTTTTACTACTCTTAGCAGTTCTGGTTTAGCAACATTAAACAGCATTACTTGTGCTGGCACTTCTACTTTAACTACTGTAGATATTAATGGCGGTGCAATAGACGGCACAGCGATTGGCGCAAATTCTGCTAGTACAGTTGCAGCAACTACTGTAACTGCTTCATCACATATCAATACTACAGGCGGACAATTTCAGCTTAATGGCACAAATATTTTTGAAAAAATATATCCAGTAGGATCAATTTATATAAATGCTGCGGTAAGTACCAATCCTGGAACTTTATTGGGTTTTGGTACATGGGTAGCTTTTGGTGCTGGTAAAGTACCTGTAGGTATAGATTCTTCTGATACAGATTTTGATACTGCTGAAGAAACAGGTGGTGGTAAAACTGCTTCAACAACTTTGCCTAATCATGTTCATCAATGGTTTGATGGCACAAGATCTGGTGCTAGTTCTGGTATAGATTTTTCTTCAAGTTTTACAAGTGGTAGTTTTAATTCTTCTGGTGCAGCAAGTGATTTCTCTGGCGATCCAGATACAAGTGATTTCTATACCGCAAATCCAACTACAAACCCAAGTATTACAGTAAGTACAATTCAACCTTACATAGTCGTTTATATGTGGAAAAGAACGGCTTAACTTTAGGATAAGTCATGGCGTTAGTACAAATAACACCCCCAGCAGGAATAATAAAAAATGGCACAGACTATGCCAACAAAGGTCGTTTTGTTGATGGTGATTTAGTACGTTTTGAAAATGGCTACCTAAAACCTTTAGGTGGTTGGACATACTTTAGACAAAATCCAGTTGGTACTTTTCTAAGTGGTACAGTTACAACTGCATCATCAAGCGCAAACATAACTGTAACTACAACTGCTGTGCATAATTTAGTTGTTGGCAATACAGTTGTTTTAGAAGATTTTGCAGCTACAGGTGGTATTACTGCTAATCAAATCAATACAACTTTTACAGTAGCAACTGTTCCTTCAACCACGACATTTACTGTCGCTACATCTGGTACTGGTACATCTGCTGCAACTTCATCTGCTTCAAGAGTTATTCAACCAGCAGTTCCAATAGGTATGTATTCTTACAAAACCAATGATGGCGAAGAAGTCTTAGCTATTGGCACTAGAGCTGGCGTAAATGTTTTTTATAATGGCACTTGGTACGACATTACACCTTCTGGTTTTGTTGGCGATGATGTTATTACTTCAACTGGTTATGGTGCATATCACTATGGTGTAGAAGATTGGGGAGATGCGAGAAGTCAATCAGGCATACAATTTGATACCAAAAGTTTTTCTTTTGATAACTGGGGAGAACATTTAATTTTTTGTTTTGCAGGCGATGGCAAGATATATCAATGGCGACCTGATGCTGGTAGTGGCAGTCCAGATACTATAGCTACGGCAGTAACCAATGCACCAACTGGCTGTCAAGCAGTTATTGTTACTAATGAAAGACACTTAGTTGCAATCGGCTCTGGTGGAGATCCTCGTAAGATAGCCTGGTCTGATAGAGAAGATAATACTACTTGGACATCAACAGCTAGAAATACAGCAGGCGATTTACAAATACCTACTGGTGGTCAAGCTAATTACGCAGTCAAGTATGGTAACGATATTATTATTTTTACTGATGTTGGTATAAACAAGATGTACTACGCTGGTAGTCCTTTTGTTTATGGCATACAAGATGCTGGGGTAAATTGTAAAGCAATCAGTCCAAGATCAATCATATCTTCTGGTAGCTTTTTATCATGGATAAGTGAAAACTCTTTTTTTACTTACGATGGTAGAGTTAGAGAACTTAAATCAGATGTGCATGATTTTATCTTTGACAACTTACAACAAAGAACAAAACAAGCTACCTTTGGCGCACATAACATTGATTACAATGAGATTTGGTGGTTTTTTCCTGTGGGTGGTACAGACCAACTATCGCCAAACAAATATATTATTTGGAACTATTTAGATAATGTCTGGTCTATTGGTGAACTCGATAGAGGTTGTTGGATAGATCAAGGTGTCTTTGATAATCCAATCGCTTGTGATTCTAGTGGTTTTGTTTATGAACACGACAAAAGAGCTTTGTTTAATTCTCCAGGATTGGGAACAAGAAAACCTTTTTGTCAAACAGGCCCATTAGAAATAGGTAATGGAGATCGTGTTGCACAGGTAAATCAAATCTTACCTGATGAAGAAACTACAAGTTTGCCAGCAATAACTTTAAGTTTTACTGGTCGTTTTACACCATTGGGTGCAGAAACAGACTTTGGTAGTTTTTCTTTCAACGCTGATGGTTATACCGATGCTAGATTTTCTGCTAGACAAGTGCAGATGAAAATAGAAGGTGATGTTACGCAAGACTTTCAAGTTGGCAAGATTAGATTAGATGTACAATCCAGAGGTCGTAGATAATGGATTTTGAATCTAAAGCACAATATATCCAAAGAGCAGTAAGCGTAAAACATTCTTTTTCAGCAACTACTCAACAAACTATTTATACTGCGCCAAGCGGTGATGATTTTGATTTTGCTGTAATAGAAGGCATATTTGCTTGCGATCATGGTAACCAACAAACCGATTTAGACATATCAATAACTGATACCAGTTCTACTGAATTTTTTATATTTAAAGAACATAATATATCTGCACATGGCACAGAAGAATTAGTAGTCAATTCAGGTCTTATTTTAACGCAAGGCGAGATTATCAAAGCGCAAGTTAATCATGCAAATATAGATTTGGTTATTAGTATTATTGAATATGCAAAGGGTGATTAAAAAAGAAGATTGGGAACTGCAATGGGATTATTGCAAGCAATTTATTGAGCCTGCTTTAAAACATCAAGATTCCTATACAATAGACGACATAGAAGATAAAATAAGACATGGATTTTTCCATCTGTGGCCAGGTAAGGAATCAGCGTTTATAACTGAGATTGTTACTTATCCACAGCACAAAGTAATGAATTTATTATTTTGTGGTGGCAAATACGAAGAACTAGAAGCAATGTTAGCTTCTATTGAAACTTTTGCCAAAGCCATTGGTATAAAAAGATTATATGGTGGTGGTCGTAAAGGTTGGCTTCGTAAGATTGAACATCTCGGCTTTGAACGAGAGTATATGATTAGAAAAGAATTATGAGAAACAACAATGGCTAAAGGCGCACAAACACAAGAAGCAATAGTACCTGATTATCTGCAAGATCTTTATACAGAAGCATCTAGGCGAGGATTAGAAGCTGCTAGTATGGGATTTCAACCATACACAGGTGAAATGGTTGCTGGTTTAACACCAGATCAAGCACAAGCTATGCAAGCAACTAGAGGATTATTCGGTCAAGCTATGGCTCTTGATCCTAGAAGTGCTTTAGCTGGTTTGGCAAGACAAGAAACACCTACTGTGCAAGCTGCATCTTTACTAGATACCGACATAGCTCGCTATCAAGATCCTTATACAGAACAAGTCTTAGAGCCTGCATTAGCAGACATTCAAAGACGACAAGACATAGCACAACAAAGAGCTCAATCCAGAGCAATAAGAGCTGGTGCGTTTGGTGGCAGTCGTTCTGCTATTTTAGAAGCAGAAGCTACTAGACCATTTGCTGAAGAAGCAGCACAAACAATTGCTGGCTTACGCTCCAGAGGATTTGGTCAAGCACTAAGCATGGCTGAAGCTGATGCAGCTCGTAGGCAACAAGCAGCAATCAATCAAGCAAACTTAGAACTAAGAGCCAGACAACAACAAGCTGGTTTATTAGGTGGTGAGTTAGGCGAACAATATCGTACGCTTGGTTTATTATCTGGTATCGGTGGACAACAACAAGCATTAGAACAAGCTAGATTACAAGCACAACGAGCTGAGTTTGCAAGAGAACTTGACTTCCCATTACGTCAGTTAGGAATTTTACAAGCAGCTTCAGGACAAATATCTCCTAGTGTTATAGGTCAAATAGGTACAAAAGAAACTGGCTTGGGTGATATTTTAGCTACTGGTGCAGCTATGTTTGGAGCTGCTGCTGGTGGCGGAGCTTTTGATAAGGACTAATTATGGTTGAAATGGTTTTTAATCCTTTATTACAAGAATCTTTAAAAAGAATAGAAGAATTTGGCAGCTCTCAACCTAGAGGGCCAGGTCAAAGAAATTTAGGTATGGACTTTTTAACAAATAATGCAACGATATCTTTATTACCTACAACTCAAGAAACCAATGAAAATGTTGCTAGTTTAATTGGCAAGCGTAGATCATATGGTAGAGGACAAGGCACTCCATTAAATCTAGGAATATTGGATATGAGAAGGGGTGTTGATAGAAGATTTAGACCAAGAGCCGATGTTGCACCAGTTATCGCAGACTCAAGCGCACAAAGCGATGCAGCTTTATTACCATTAGTCGGTGCATCACAAACTGATTCTACACCAACAAATATGCAAGCAAGTAATATGTCATTGCAAGAGATTGGCAAGGCTTTTGCAGAAGATGAAAAAAATTTTGAAGATGAAGTAAAGAAAGAAATAGAATTACAAAAACAAACCAAATTTGGCGATGCAATGGCAAGAATAGGTGGTGGCATTACATTAAGCGAAGAACAAAGAAAGGCTTTATCTCCAACAGCAAGAGAAAAATATAATAAAGAAAGATTAGCAGCAAGAAACAAAGGTATTGCTGAAATGTTATTTGTACTTAGTGATGCACTTGCTGGTAGAGATGTAATTGGTCGATCTATGGAAAGACAAAAAGCTAGACTACCTAAAGAAAAAAGTGCTTCTAAAATTAGAGATGAATTAATAAGAAAAATACAAAGTGGAGCAAAATTAAGTGCAGATGAATTAGTTACCTTACAGGTCATTGATCCAGAACTTGCTGAAAGATTACAATTTGATCCAAGTTTAAGAGAAGCTATTGCAAACGCAATGCCCACTCAATCAAATATACCAACAATAACTACAAAAGAACAATTTGATAATTTACCTTCTGGAGCTTCTTTTTACTATAATGGCGATTTAGAAAAAAAAGAGTGAAATTATGGCAATCAAATCTTTTGATGAATTAGAAACATCAAAATCAATTAAATCTTTTGAAGAACTAGAAAAATCAAAACCAATTAAATCTTTTGAAGAAGTAGAAGAAGAAGTAGGCTTTGGAGAAAATGTTTATCGAACTCTTGTAGGAGCAGCACGAGATACAGCTCAAGGAACTACTGAATTAATAGAAGATGTTACTGGTTTAGATATTCCTGATTTACCTAAAATAGAAGAACCTACTTATGTAGGTGGCGGTATTGTCAGAGATATAGCTGGTTTTGCTGTGCCATACGCAGGTTTAGCAAAGGGAGCTACTGCTTTATCTAAACTTAACAAATTATCAAAAGCAAAAAAAGTTTTAAAACCTGAAACCAAAGCAGGAAAACTTACTAAAGCTGCGGTGACTGGTGCAGCAGCAGAACAATTAGCCTTTAGTCCTGATGAAGAAAGATTATCTAATTTGATTCAAGAGTATGCACCAAACCCTTTATCTGAATATCTTATGGCTGATGAAGAAGATACTGCTGCGGAAGGCAGATTTAAAATGGCTTT